AATCTTTATGGTCAATCAAGATGAGCTAATGGCACAGGTGGCTAAGCTTGTAGATGAGGCAATAGAAAAGCGACTAGAAACCTACGATGATAAAACTTTTAGGGATAAAGTTGCAGATATTATTACGCAAGAAGGCATCGCCTTCATGCACGATGATATTGACGAGGCAATCTCTGACTTCATTCGCAACCAAGTAACCATCGAGATTAACTGCTAACTACTTGACGTTACGTCACAAGGCAAAGTGACGTAGCGTAACTAATGTATTAGTTAATACAAAGCTGCATACTTGCAGTAATAACAACAATCCAAGGAGAACAACAATGGATGTAAGAGTGCACAATATCACAGAAGTTACCGAACAAATCAATGTTCACAATGGTGACTTAAAGTTTGTAACCAGAACGCTAAACATCACAGATAAAGATGGCAATAAGTATAGCTTAACAATGTTTTCTGATGACAAACGCAATCTAATAACACACGAACATAAGGAAGAAGTTCATGCTTGATATGACAAATGACTGGTCATTCCCAGTAGAAATGCAGCCTGTGTTTGACATGCACGGCAAAGAAATCAACGGTCAACAGTGCGTCATGCGCACTGATACCAACCAAGTGTTAGGTGTACACGGCAGCCGATACAAAGCTGTCAGCCACGATGATGTTGTCAATTCCATACTCGATGGTGTGTCACAAGCAGACTTGTCAAATGACTACACCGTTGACGTTGAGGTATTAGAAGATGGGCGCAAGCTACGCGGTCAGATTTTATTCAATGATCTAACAGTTGAACCCGCTGTCGGTGACTACACCAAATTCAAAGTAGACTTCTTTAATAGCTACGATGCATCTTGGTCTTTCTCTCAGCAAGCAAGCGGCCTCAGATTGTGGTGCCTCAATGGATGCACAACACCTGATGCAGTAGCTAAGTCACGTTACAAACACACTGCGTCTATCAACGTAGAGGGCAGCGCAAACAAAATGATCAATGGTTTGCAGCACTTCATGTCACGCAAAGAAGTGTGGCAATCATGGATGAGCACATCAGTAACAGATGACCAAGTCGAGACATTCTTCAAGAACACAGTAGCTAAAGCGTTCACTCGACAAAACCAGATCAGCAAGACCAATGATAAGCAGTTAGAAAATCTGCTTGGAATTTGGGCTGATGAAAGCAGAAGCTTAGGTCACAACAAGTGGGCTTTGTATAACACACTAACCTATTGGGCAACACACACTGGTGAACTACGGACACCACACACTGCCCGATACAATCGCGAATCTGCCATTGCATCTGCAATGCGCAATAAACTTTGGGAGTTCTCATGACACGCAAAGACTTTGTAATGATAGCGGATCGCATTGGTCCGCTACTATCACCGCAAGCACACATCACTGTAGCTGATGCGCTTGAAGAAACTAATCCTCGTTTCAATCGTGAGAAGTTTTTGAAACGAGCAATCAAAGCATGGGAGGATAAACACCTTGCACCAATCGATGATGAAATCATTTACTGAAATTGTTGCTTGCCCAGAATGTCTGGGCGATGGCACCCTAACATACGAGCGACCCGAACCTTGGGTCTCTCGTGATACACCGCCAAGCCTCGAAGAATACACCAAAGAATGTTGGGCATGTCATGGTACTGGTGAGACTGAGGTTGACGAGATAGACTTTTAGCTGCATGTTTGCAGCATGAAAGCATATCTCGATATAATAAAGAAAACCGCAGATGATTATGACATCAGCCTCTTGAAAGCATTCAAGTTTGCTGGTGTCCCAACATCTACTTACTACAGAACAATAAACGGAGATACGGAACTACGCTATGAAACAGCATTAAAGGTTAGCAATGCAGTCCACGACCTTCACGCGATACAACAAACCCGTGAGCATACCAAAAGATTACGAGAAGCTGGTGAAGATGTTAATCGACGCTCGATACGAGCGCGGATTAAGTCAAGAAAGATTAGCGCTTGAGATCGGATGTACAGTCTCGCTCATTCACAAATGGGAATCACACAAAAGAATGCCATCAGGGTTTATGCTTATGTGTTGGTTGGATGCATTAAACTATGACATCCAAGTCACGAAAAGGTAAGCAATATATTTACTGTGTTTCATGTGAAACAAGAACAGAATGGTTTGTTGCAATCTTGCGTAACGACCACAAAAAAACAATGAACAAACACTGGTTTGTTTGCCTTCATTGTTATGAGGAAGACAGATGGCAAACCGTAACAAGAGCAAAGGAACTTACCACGAAAAGTGGTTCGTCGATTGGCTCAACAAAATCAAAGCGAAGATCGAAGCGAAGCGCGTCCCCCTCTCAGGAAGCTTGGGAGGCGAGTATTCTGGGGACATCCACCTCTTCATCGACGGACACAAATTGGTAGGCGAAGTTAAGTATCGTGATACATCTAACTTCCCAAGCCCATTCAAAGTATTAGAAGGCAGAGACATTGCTTTCTACAAAAGACGGAGGGGAACTCCGCAAACTCTAGTCATAATGACTGGCGAACAATTCAAACAGCTAATGGAGAACAGCTATGGCAACCCTGACACAGAAGTTTAATCAATACCACAATGACAACCCACAAGTGTATGAACTATTCAAAAAGTTTACGTTCATGGCAATACGCAGAGGTCACAACAGATTGTCTGCATGGATGATTGCTAACCGAATCCGTTGGGAGACATCAATCGAAACATTTTCTGTTGAAGAATACAAAATTAGTAACGACTACATTGCGCTCTATGCTCGTATGTTTATGAGCGATTACCCAGAATACAACGGATTCTTTAGAATCAAAGAAATGAAGAGAGCTTAAAATGAAAGCAGTAGGAAAAGCTGTAGCTGAAGACGTTTGGACAGCAAGCGTCAGTCGCTCATCACACGAAATTTATAAGAAAGATCGTGAGGAACAAAAGGAACGCGCCAAATCATGGCGACCAGATAGCTTGCAAGTAAACGCAGAGCGCATCAAGCGCGGTGAACTTGTTGGCGAAGAATATCTTTGGGGCCGTCGAGCTGTGCAGATGATCAAGATGGGAATGGTGCTTGAGTCAACGCTAGAATTACATCGTCAATCTTTCCTTGAAGATTATAGATCACTGTACACAAAAGATTTTTACGACATCAAAGTCAAAGAGCTAAACACAAAACATTCTTTGGCTAAAGAACAGTATACGTTGACATAGCTGCGCATATGCAGTAATATAAATAAAAAACGGAGAACAAAATGAATCGCAAAGGCTTCATCGGAGGCAGCGATTGTGTCAAGATTATGCAAGGAGATTGGTACGATCTCTGGCAAGTTAAGACAGGTCGCGCAGAATCCGAAGACTTATCAGATAACATAGCCGTACAGCTTGGAGTATACACTGAAGACTTCAATCTTAAATGGTTTGAAAAACAACATGAAGTTGTACTTGCTGGTCATCAAAAAGAATTTATCGAAAAGATCGGCAGCGTAATGGCTAAAGGTACAATCGATGCAGGGATTCGCGGGCATCGTACAATTGTAGAAGCCAAGCACACAAATGCATTTACCAATATGGATGAGCAGATCGCTCGCTATATGCCACAAATACAGTTGTATTGCCGCTTAGCAAACTGTGAGGGTGCTTATCTTTCAGTAATTTTTGGCAATGGTAAATGGGAAAGTGCGCATGTCTCTTACGATGAAGACTATTTCAATTCAATGTGGGCGGTGGTGTCAGATTTCTGGGGTTACGTTATTCGCGATGAAGAGCCGATTGGTGTTGATGTCCCCACCATCAACACAAACTCCATTGAGATTGACGACATGGTCACACGTGATGCATCGCTCGACAACCAGTTCGTCGACGCAGCCGTCACTTACGTTAATGGTCTCGAACAAAACCGAACATTCGAAAACGCAAAGAAAGACTTAAAGAATATGGTCGCAGATAATGAGCGCGAGGTTTACTGTGACTATCTAACAATCAAACGCGACAAACGCGGAGCCTTGCGCATAAATAGGAGAACAAAGAAATGAGTAAGAATGTAACTAGCCTATTAATCAAAGCGCGATTGGATATACAACCACCCGCTAAGACTGGCACCAACCCACACTTTCGCAGCCGTTATGTAACGCTCGAAGGTTGCATCGAGGCCGTGACACAGCCACTTGCCAATCATGGATTCTTCCTTAGCCAACAGCTAACAACATATGATGGCGGCAACTATGTCAGCACAGTACTAATACATGAAGACTTTCCTGACTGGGAAATGGTATCTCATGTGCCACTTGTACTCGGCAAGAATGACATGCAGGGATTGGGCAGTGCCATTACCTACGCTCGTCGGTATGGCATCATGTCATTACTTAATCTTCCTGCAGAAGATGACGATGGCAATCAAGCCTCGCGCTCAAGCGGCCCCCCATTAGGCCAAGCGCAGAGCAGCGGAGGCGATTGGTAATTCTTGGGAAGAGGTTTACATTGCCTCTATCCGCCTGAAGGGCGGCAGGTTTCCCAAGAACCGCCCACTTAACTTTAGCTAAAGGAGCCAGAAGCATGGCAGAATACGACAATATAAATGACGGTGTAGCATTCCCACCATTTGAAGACATGAAAATGATATTGCAAGGCAAGATGAATGTCGAAGGTCGTGACGGAAAGTATGCTGTTGTTAGTCGTCAAACTCGTGATGGACGTTCGATCATGGAAATCTACGAGAAAGTCGGTGTAATGTTTAAGAACGACAACGGCAAAGAGGGCGCACCAGATTACAGCGGCACAATGTATAATGTCCAAGACAAGACAGCACCTTGGACTGATCCGCATGTCAATCGTCGTGTAGCAGCATGGCGGCGACAGAAAGATGATAAACCATATATGTCTTTTAGTATCTCGGAAATCACAGGAAAAGGTAGCTCAACAAGTAAGTTGCCAGAAGATGATATTCCGTTTTAAATAGAGATGTTCTCTCTGGGAGGTACACACTGCCTGCTCATCGCAGATTTTGCCTCAGCCTCCCAGCAACTTGGTCAGCCTTCGGGCTGGCCTTTTTTATAGGAGCAAACATGATCAAGCAACTTAACCCAGCCGAGCAACATATCTTAAAATACTTGCGTCAACAGGTCGATCGATTGCAAGAT